CCACTCGCACTATCTGCTCGAGTGCTGCATCCTGGGTGGCCTCGAGGACCCCAATGTCGCTTTAGGGAAAACCCTGAAGGATCACGAGGGCGCGTTCACTGTTGACGACCTGCGCGCATCCCGTGTGCGCATGGCCATCGATTACATCAAGCAGCGCGGCAAAGAGATGGGTGATGACTGCGAGGTCATCTCTGAGCAGCGCGTAGACCCTGAGCACTTCCTGGGCCGTAACGACATGAGCGGCACGGCCGACGTGCAGCTTCACGCCCTGACATCTCGGGTGCTGGAGGTGATTGACTACAAGGACGGCATGAACTATGTCGCCGTGGAGAACAACCCCCAGCTCGAGCTGTACGGTCTGGGCGCTCTGGCTGCGTTCAAGCTGCCGGTCAATGTGGCATACCCGTTTGACACGGTGCGCTTGACCGTGATCCAGCCTAAGCTGGCCCTGAAGGGCATGAAGCCGATCAACTCGGTGGAGATGTCTGTCAAGGACCTGTTGGCCAAGATCCCCAAGTACGTCCTGGGCGCCGCTGCCACCGACATGCCCGATGCTGCACTCGTGCCTGGTGAAGATCAGTGCAAGTACTGCCGCGCCAAGGGTAGCTGCACTGCGCTGGCCGGCAACGTCATGAACGCCATGGAGCTGTTCTCGCCGGTCGAGGTGCTGGACATTGCGCAGCAGGCTGCCGACAAAGACCCGGCCAAGATGGACGAGCGTCAGATCTGCCAGATCATGGAGGCTGCACCCCTGATGCGCCAGCTCCTTGAGGCCGTCGAGAAGGAAGCCATGAAGCGATTCAAGGCCGGCATCTCGATCCCAGGCTTGAAGCTGGTCCATGGTCGCGGTAGCCGCAACTGGTCCATGAGTGATGACGACATCGCCGAGAAGCTCATGAAGATGGGGATGCCCAAGGCTGAAGTCTACGAGGTCAAGCTGATCAGTCCTGCCAAGGCTGAGAAGGTCGTCTGGCGAACCAAGCGCAGCGGCGTGGAGACCAACAAACAACTCTCGGAGCGTCAGATCAAAACAATGAACACCGAGTACATCACGAGGGTGGCTGGCAAGCTCACCGTCGTTCCCGAGTCAGACGAGCGCCCTGCGGTCGTCATGAACGCTGCACCACTGTTTGGTGCAGTTGAAGAAGTCCCGGCCCTGCCGGATTGGTTAAAGTAAATTGGAGTTATCAAATGTCAGAAATTATCTTGTTATCGGATGTCCGCCTGTCCTTCCCTCACATCGCTGAGCCTCAGAAGAACGTGAACGAGCAGACTGGCGCCACTCGCGTCAGTTACAACTGCGAGTTCATCATGCCCAAGGACCACCCAGGCTTTGCAGCGTTCATGAAGCGTTACAGCGAGTTGGCTTTGCAAAAGTGGGCTGAGCACGCTCAGACTGTGATGACCATGATCTCGAAAGATCGCAAGACCCGCTGCTTCGGTGAAGGCGACGAGAAGGTCAATAAGAAAACTTTTAAGCCCTACGACGGCTATGCAGGCAACCTGTTCATCACTGCTGGACGTGACCAGCCGCCTCAGATCATCGAGGCCAACGGCACACCGATCGACCCGAACAACACCATGGCTTACCAGATGCTGACTCGCAAGATGTACGGCGGCTGCCGCGTCAATGCTGCTGTCAAGCCTTGGGTGCAGGCAAACTCCTACGGTAACGGCATCCGCTGTGATCTGGTGGCTCTCCAGTTCCTGCGGGACGACACAGCGTTTGGTGAAGGCGCCGCTGATGCGTCGAATATGTTTGGATCTGTGGCTGCTCCTGTGGCCATGCCAGGTCTGCCATCGTTCTTGGGTCAGTAAACGAATCGGGGGCTGTTAAACCAGCATTCGAGGATGGTGACCCGCAGGATTTTCTGGTTTTCTTCTGCGGTTTGTCGAAACCCAAATCGAGGCCTCCACCTTACCGAGTAACAGTTATGAGTAATGATTATGTCTACGATATTGAGGTCTATCCCAACGTGTTCACGCTGGCGGTGGAACACGCAAGCGCACCTTTGCGCTGGCTGTTCGAGATCAGTGACTTACGCAATGACAGTCGCGAGATCGTTGCGTTCTTCCAGTACCTCAAGGAGACCAATGCACGCATGGTCGGCTTTAACAACTTGGGGTTCGATTATCCGGTGATCCACACCCTCATGCGCATGGGCAAGAGCGATGCGCGTACCCTGTACGACAAAGCGCAGGCGATCTTTAACTCGCAGGATGAAGACGGCAGCAAGTGGGCTCATCTGGTGAGCCCCAGTGATCGCTACGTCGCCCAGATCGATCTGTTCAAGATTCATCACTTTGACAACAAGGCCCGGGCCACCAGCCTCAAAGCCCTCGAGTTCAACATGCGCTCAGACAGCATCAAAGACCTGCCCTACAAGCCTGGCACGGTCTTGACGCCTGAACAGATCGAAGTGCTCAAGAAGTACAACCACCACGATGTCGCGCAGACGAAGAAATTTATGCACGTCACGTCGGACATGATCAATTTTCGCGAAAAACTATGCACGTTGTACCCAGGGCGCGACTGGATCAACTACAACGACACCAAGATCGGCAAAGAGTTCTTCACCATGAAGCTCGAGGAGGCTGGTGTCTCTTGCTACGAGTTCGGCCCCAGTGGCCGCACACCACGGCAGACCAAGCGCCCGACCATCGCGCTCAAAGACGCCATCCTGCCATGGATCGCGTTTCAGTCACCTGAGTTCACCCGGGTGCTCAACTGGCTCAAGGATCAAGTTATCACGGAGACCAAGGGCGTCTTCACCGATTTGACTGCGAGAATCGACGGTTTTGAATTTGTATTTGGATTAGGCGGTATTCATGGGTCAGTTGAGAGTGAAGTCATCGAGTCGGACGATGTGTCCGTTATCGTGGACCTCGATGTCAGTTCATATTATCCAAACCTGGCAATCGCGAATGGGTTCTACCCTGCCCACCTTGGCCAGACATTCGTCACCATCTACAAAACCCTGTACGAGCAGCGCAAGTCATACGCAAAGAACAGCGCAGAAAACGCCATGCTGAAGCTGGCGCTCAACGGCGTCTACGGCGATTCGAACAACCAGTTCTCTGTCTTCTACGACCCGTTGTTCACCATGAGCATCACGCTCAACGGCCAGTTGCTGCTGTGCTGGCTGGCCGAGGAGATCACACGCTGGACCGAGGCTAAGTTGATCCAGGTGAACACCGACGGCATGACTGTGCGCATCCCCAGGAGCCAGTTGCCTGAGCTTGAAAAGACTCGCAAAGTCTGGGAAGTGGCCACCGGCCTGCAACTGGAAGAATCGATTTACAAGTCGATGATGATCCGAGATGTAAACAACTATATCGCCGTATACACGGATGGCCGTATAAAACGCAAAGGCGCCTATGAGTACAACATGGGCTGGCATCAGAACGCCGGTGCACTGGTGGTCGCCAAAGTGACAGAGAAGGTGCTGGTTGAGGATGCCCCGATCCGCGAGACCGTGGAGCAGTGGCCGCACATCATGGACTTCATGCTGCGCACCAAGGTCCCGCGCTCAAGCTATCTCCAGTGGGGCGAGGAGCAGGCACAGAACATCTCGCGCTACTACATCGCCAAGGATGGTAAGCCCTTGATGAAGTGGATGCCGCCTCTGGCTAAGAAGCCCGGCGTGTGGCGCCAGATCGGCGTCGAAAGTGGCTGGAAGGTGCAGGTCTGCAACGACATCGAAGATGCCACGCTGCCTGTGGACTACGACTACTACGTGAGGGAGGTGGAGAAACTCTGCCTCGGACTGGCATGACAGACAAGCCCTACTTTGAGACATGGAGCCACGAAAACCTGGCCAGATTTGCCAAAGAGCAGTACGAGCAAAACATCGCACTGAACGAAGCACTTGAGCAACTGCGTCTTGATCTAAAGGACGCCATCCAACTACTGAGAGAAGCAAATGCTGGAAAAACAAATTGAACATACTGTGTGCGAATACGCACGCGCCCGTGATGTGCTGGCTTACAAGTTCACGTCACCCAATCGCATGGCCGTGCCGGACCGCCTGTTCATCCTGCCCTCTGGCAAGATGTTCTTTTGCGAGTTCAAGCGCACCGGCGCCAAGCCGACCGAGTCGCAGGAGCGCGAGCACCTGAGACTGCGCCAGCACAAGGTGGATGTGTTTGTGGTTGACAACGTCGAAGCCGGCAAGATGATGATCAATCTGATGCTTGACATGATGAACATGGCATCATGCTGACCCCTAATTTACTCCACGATTACCAGAAGAAGGCGGTCAACTTCCAGTGCAGCAGCCCTAACTCGATGCTGTGGCTGGACATGGGACTGGGCAAGACCGTGGTCACGCTGACCTCGATCGCCCACCTCGTCAAGACTCAGTTCCTGAAGGGTGTCCTGATCGTCGCACCGATCCGCGTCATCCGACTGGTCTGGCGCCAGGAGGCTGCTAAGTGGGAACACACCAAGCACCTCCAGTTCAGCATGGTCATGGGGACCAAGGATCAGCGCACCCGCGCCCTCTTGCGCCCCGCTGACATCTACATGACGAACTACGAAAACCTGCGCTGGATGTCGGAGACGCTGCACACCTACTTCGTCAGCAAAGGCAAAGATCTGCCATTCACCGGCATCGTGTGGGACGAGATCAGCAAGATGAAGAACAGCGCCACCGACCGGGTCAAGGCTGTCAAGAAGATCCTGGACAAGTTCGTCTGGACCACTGGCCTCACTGGCACACCGGCATCCAACGGCTACAAGGACCTGCATGGCCAATTCCTTGTGGTGGACAGGGGTCTGCGCCTGGGCACATCGAAGACGGCGTTCCGCACCCGGTTCTACCGCAAGGTGGGTCCGTACAAAGAGGTGGCCTACGAAGACACCGAGACAACGATCAAGAGTCTCATTGGCGACATCACGTTGGAGATGAGCGCGGCCGACTACAACCCGCTGCCTGATCTGATCGTGAACAACATCGAGATCGAGATGCCCGATGCGCTCAGAGGCAAGTACGACAAGATGGAGAAAGAGTTCTTCATGCGCCTGGACAGCGGCACAGAGGTGGAGATGTTTAACCAGGCATCCCTTACCAACAAGTGCCTCCAGTTCAGCAACGGCGCCATGTACCCAGTGGCCGGGATGCCTCTGTGGGAGGCGATCCACGACTTCAAGCTCGAGGCGCTCGAGGACATCATCGATGAGGCCAACGGCTCACCTGTGCTGTGCTCCTATGCTTACCGATCAGACGCTGAGCGCATCATGACCAAGTTCAAGTCGATCCGTCCGATCAACCTGACCGAGTGCAAGAGCGAGAAAGACTTGGTCAACGCCATGGCTCGCTGGAAGAGTGGCGATTGCCGCTTGATGATCGGTCACCCTGCCTCCATGGGCCACGGGATCGACGGCTTGCAAGACGCTGGCCACATCTTGGTGTGGTTCGGCCTCAACTGGAGCCTTGACCTGTATGAGCAGTTCAACGCCCGTGTCCGGCGTCAAGGTCAAGGGGCACCCGTCATGTGCCACCGCATCTTGATGCGTGACACTTTGGATCAAGCGCAGGCACTGGCGCTCGACGACAAGGCTCAGACCCAGAATGGTCTGCGCAATGCCATTAAACAGTACCGTCAGTCAAAAGGAGTTTGAAATGTTTTTCCAGTCAATGAATTTTCTAAAGTCTTTCTTTGCGCCACCCAGCGCCGAGATGCTGGCCCTGATCGAGTTAGAGGAGGCCAAGCGCCGCCTGCTTGAAGCGTTCTCGTACCGCGAGGAGGCCGAGTGCCGCGTGCGCTGCTACACCGAGCGCATCGATCGGTTGACCGATTACTTGCACGCATCGACGGAGGCAAAGAAGTGAAATGCCCTGTCTGCGGAACCTGGACGATGGTCAAAGAGACTCGCACCAGCACCGGTAACACTCGCCGTCGGCGTCTTGAGTGCGCCAACGCACACAGGTTCACCACAATCGAAACTATAGTCACACCCAAGGAGAAAAAAGATGGGAAGAATCGGACGTAAACACTACGATAGGGCTCCGTTGCCACAATCCATGTGGCGTGAGCACTTGAAGGACTTAGCCAAGTGGCTGCTGATCAGTTTAGCCGGCGTGTTCTGGTTGGTCATGATCGTGCTGTTCGCAGCCAAGGGGCAGTAATGGCCAGACCTAAAGGCGACGAGAAAGTCTTGCTGCACGTTTCACTGCCTGTGGATGTCAAGCGCAAACTGGACAACATACTGTTCAGCCCCCTTGAGGGGCGCGTGCCTGTTGGCGCGTATGCCAAGTTCATCGGAGAGCGAGTCGCTGAGTACACGACCTGGGACTCGATGCCGCTTGAGCAGTATGGATTTGAAAAGACTGATTACGTTTCAGGACCAGAGAACACGATCTTGAAACTCGCACACATGTTTAACAAAGCCTTGGAGAAAAACCCATGAACTTCGCATCTTGCCACCACTGTCGCTACCGCCACGAGGATGAGTGCCGACGCTACCCGCCCCATGTGAGCGTGGTCATGATTCCCACGCAGACCGCGCTGTCAGGGATGCAGCTTCAACCTTCACCGGTTGCCGCGTTTCCCAACATCGCAGACGACAGCTTCTGTGGTGAGTTTGCCGTCAATCTCTCGATTGGGACGACTTAAGAGAACAGCCTGGTGCCAGTCTTGTCGATGATGAGAGCCTGGCGCCGCGGCTTGCCATCAGGATCGTTGGGCACACTGATGTGGGTCCAGCTATCAAACTCACGAATGATCTGATCGAACTGGAGATCAGATGCGATGATGGCACGCACCACCTCATTCGGGGTCATCCCAGGGATGCGCAGGTCTGCGGCACAACCAACCCGGTGCTGACTGGTGTCCTTGGAGCCCACGGCGTCATTGACTTGTTTAGACCTGAACGCACTGTTGACCATGACAGGCTTGCCGCCCAGGAACGCTTTGACATCTTCCAAAAACGTAGCCAAGCGCACGAGGTTGGCCAATTCAGCATCGTTGGGTGTGTTGTCGAACTCACGGTGATCTGTGTGAGTCAACTCTTCATACGAGAAGTGTTCTGAGAGCTGTGTCATTTTGTTGGCGTCGATTGGTGAAGTAAGTCGTCTTTGGCCTGAGAGCCTGCTGACGAGCCAAAGTAAAACGCGATGATCCCAGTCCAGGCTGTACCCAAGGAGCCCAGCATCAGCATCAAGGCATCCGAGGTTTTGAATGTCTCGGTCATCATGCCAATCAAGATGCCGAAGAAGCCGATGGTGACCGCGATGGCCAAGATCGCAGGGATGTACGACCGAGTCTGAGCCTGCATCTCACGGGCTGACTTGCGATCCGCGACAACCAGTTGAGCAAAGTCGAGGTTGAGCTCTTGTGCCTTGGCTTTGATCTGCACCTCGGCCAGTTGCACGCTGGCGATCTGATCAGCGGTCAGTTTGCCCGCCTCGATGGTGCTCTTGGCTTCGTCAGGTGAGACGCCAAGCTCATGAGCGATGAGGCCGTAAGCCATGGTTCCGAAGGGGCCTCCCACCGCCGTAGCGATGGTGGGTGCGATCATTTTTAGCCACTCCATATATCAACCTTTCAGTTTGTAAACTATAAACTCGAATGTGCCCCATCCGATCAGCCCGGCGCTTATGCAACTGGCAAGACCGATGAACAAAATCTCCATTGTCTCTGCTAGATTCTCACGCCGGTGCTTGGCTGCTTCTTCCGCTTCACGTTCTTCCCTTTTGCGGGTAGCCACGATCAAATTGTATTCGGCTTGTATGGATTCCCAGACATCGCCTTGGCCCGAGTAAATCAGTTGCTCCTTGAGCTTTTTGCGTGCATCCCTCAGTTGCTTGGCGTTCATCACAGACTCAAGAGCTTGAGCCATCTCTGAATTGTTCGCCTTGGCTTTGTCTTGATTTGCACCCCGTTCGACCTTGTCGTGCATCTCAAAGAACTTGATGAGGTCGCCACTGCACTCGTGCAGGTCTTTCCCCATCTGGATGGCTTCTTGAACCCCTGCAATCGTGCTCTTGGCGATGGCAAACGCAGCACTGATGCTGATGGGGTCCAGCATTACAGTATCGTCACTTTGGCGGTTACCGGAACAGCCTCGCTGAATGTGATTGTGGTGTCATTGGTGCGGGTGTAGCTTTGTCCGTAGATCTGGAACACACCGTTGATGTACACCGTGCCGACAGCAGTTGAAGGAACCGTAAAGATCGTCTGGCCAGCAGTGGCCGTGATGGTCGTGGGCGATGTGATTCCGCTGACCGCCTGGCCAACAGCGTTCAACCACGCAGCGGACACCGGGGGTCCGACGAGGTCGACATAGGTGACTGCGAGTGGATTGCTCATGGTGTGGTTCCTTCAGGAATTTGGGCCTGTTGTGCAGCCTGATAAGCATCAATTACTTCAGGCGTGTGTACCAAAGCGCAAACAGATTGTACTTTGGCTTCTTCTGCGCTGTAGTCATCTCCAGGCTTAAAGTAGTTGCCTTTGACCTGTTCAGCAAATGGTTGACCATCCTCAGTGACAGTCACCACATACCTCACAGCGACAGTGTGGTCGGCCAGTACTTCAATGCGGTCAACAATGGTTGTTTTTTCAAAACTCATGGTGTTCCTGATGTAGTAATGTACGAGAATGACCAGTTATATGTTTGGCCAGCAGCAACAGTAGAAGCGTTAATAATCATATAAAAACCTGTAATACCGCCGTTTCCAATAAAAGGAACTACGGTAGAAGAGGATTGAATAACTACCCCACCAATACGTTCACCATCTGCATCTAAGTCAGCAATTGGGTATGGTAACGAAATTAATACGTTTGAACCAACTGGAGATGAAACGCTTGCAACTGTAACACTGCCTTGAACATGAACCAATCTACCAGTTTTAGAATATCCACCTTTGTTGTGGGCAGAATCTAAAGTAATTGTTCCTGAAGTAGCAGGTGTCATTGTGACTGTGTAAACACTCACAAAGTTTGACTGCATCATGTATTGAGTAGCATGGTCAACACGGCTTAAAGGTACTGCATTAGTTGGATACAAAGCCGCATCCGCAAACACTTTTAATTGTGATGTAAACAAAGGAATTGAATCATTGGACGATGCGTTTCCAATAATCAAAACACGCTGAAAAACCAATGTTGAAACAGTATTATCAACCAAACCAATAAACGCAGGGTTGTAAGCGTTAGTGTCAAATTGGTTGTTGATAACTTGTAATTGATTAAATCCGTAGCCTGCAATTGGCACAATTTGATGCGAAGCAGAACCAGAAAAGTAATTGTTTTCAACGGTTACATCGGTAAATGTTCCCATAATGACATAGCCAGCATAGGTGTCACAATTGGCTTCAAAGTAACAATTACGAATTGTGATGCCCGTTACGTCAAACGAACTAGCGTCAAAGTTAAATCCATTACGTTTACTACTTTGAACAGATATGCCATCAAACCAAACACCGTTGCAATTATGGATACGAACGCTGTCATAGCAATACGACAACCCACCGCCATAAAAATTAACATCATTTACGCCAGCACCTGATGCAACGCCATCCATGTAAATGCCAGCATAGCCAGCAGATGTTGAACAATAACTAACGTAAGTGTTGTACGCTTTGCCTGTATAACTGCTGTACAAATAAATGCCGTGGTAATTGCAGTTTGTAACTTCCACGTTGTACATCAACCAAAGTGACGCATAGATTGACAATCCGGTAATGTTCAAATTTGCGCCATAAATGGTTAGGTCTGAAATGGATGTGCGATAAGTTGGATCGGCAGCCGTTCCCATTCGAATCAAAGTTGTGCCAGCGGTTGCTGCCACCAGCATAGTTGCCGATTTGCCCGCGCCAACTAAGTTCACCCAATTTGGAATAATAATTTGATCGGGGTTTAATTGATAACGGCCACGCGGAACAAAAACCGTTCCGGCTGGATTACCGTTTTGATCGACACCAGTTGAATTTGATTTTGCGGCGTTTAAGGCGGCAATAAATGCCGCCGTGTTGACGGCAGCCGTGGCACTTGACGACGCGCCATAATCGGCCACATTGACAAGCGCCCCTTCAATCATTGAAAACGAAACTTTGGTCAAAGACATTTTTGTTCCTTATGCGGTGATGTATGTAAACTGAACATAAAACGATGTTCCTGTTTGGACAGTTGATGCGTTCATGGCTATGTAAGTTGTAGCAAGACCGCCGTTAATCAAAAGACCCGGCGTAATATTTCCAGCCGTAGTAGAAAGAACACCAAATGCGCCGCCAGATCGACCAGCGTTAGGAGAAATTGTTGCTGGCGTAAATGGCAATGTTGTAATTAAAACGTATGTTCCAACAGGCAAAGATACAGAAGCAACATCAATTAAACCGTTGACAACTACAACACGACCCATTCTGGTATATGACAACGTGTTGTTAGAACTCAGGGTAATAGACCCCGATGTGTTTGGTGTCAAGGTGGCAACAAATGTGCCTTCCTCATACCAATTCAACAACTGGCTTGTTTTACCCGCTGCGGGGGTGTTGGCGGTGAAGTTGATGCCTTTGGCGGCTGTGGTAGGAATAATATTGCCGGATGCAATATTTAAATTCTTAGATGAATCAATATATGCAGAAACTACACCGGAAATATTCCACTGGTGATAATTGGCATCGTAAATCAAACTGGTATACGCAACAGTGCTTCGGTTAAAAGCAAGAATTTGTCCGTTGCCACCTGATGAAAATACTTCAACACCAACGCCAGAGCTAGGTGCAGTTCTGCTGGTAAACCAACCGCTTGTACCCCAAACAAGGCTTGTCCCTGCGCCAACAATGTTTGCAATCGTGGCTTTCACCGTAGCCCCCGATTGAACAATCGGCACAACTTCCGTACCCGCCAAAGGCGTAGTAGCAGACGTTAGCGCCGATATTTTGCTGTTGCTCATACTTGCACAATCCAGCCATAGCCAGGTTGATAGTAGCAGTTGTAGACCTTGTAATCACCAGTCACAACCACACCAGTTGCACCTGCAACCCCATTGACGTAGGTTGACGATTTGATGGTTGTGTTAAACCCAGACTTAACTCGAACAACAAGACGAACGCGCCATACATAAACTTGACCCGCGCCGCTTGATGTATCGGCGGGTACATCTGGCAAAGTAACAATTGCGTTTTGAGCGCCAGCAATATATTGAGTCGTATTGATAAGCGGTGAAATGTTTGTTACGTTGGTTTGATCTTGCGTAATTTCTGAAAGATCGTAACCAGACAATCTAATCCGAACACCAGTACCATACTGAGGTTGAAACACAATCTTGGCTAATGGTGCATCTGCATTTTCGTTAATGATGTCAAACCCATTAACGCCGCCAATTAAATAATCACCCGAAGGTTGTGTTTCGTTGTAGCAACCAATGTCTTCGCAAGAATTTGATTGCCCACTTACCGATCTGCGGTTAATGATGCGTCCAAATTCATTGTTTTCTGAAATGTTCCCTATGCAAAGCGTTCCGTACAAAGAGCGCTCATCAAGACCCGCAAGTTTGTTACTTTGCAAAGTGCAATTTATAACTTTAATTTTGCTATTGTTACCATTTACGTCAATGTTAATGCCAGAGCCTTGACGCAATGAATAAGCTACGTTAGTTTCTGCGGTGTCAAATGCAGGGTACACAGTAACAGTATTTGAGCCAATTGAAACAATTTCCCGCGCTCTTTGTGTGCTTCCAACTTTCAAAAAGTCAGTAGTTGCACGATACCCAAGAGTTGTAAGGTTAGCCGCTCCAGTAATTGTGACTACTGTACCACCCGCGCTGACAGAGGCTGTTCCTGTCGAATAAGTTGATCCATTACCAATTGACCAAATACCATCAAGAACTGTGCCGCTTGTACCGCCAGTTGTTGGCAAATACACGCCGTCAAGTTTAGCGTTCAGTGTTTTGGAATGGCTAAAATTTCCAATGTTAAAGTTATCCAAATACGCCGCATAGTTTATTTGATTGTTGGCATCAAGTTGAACATTAAACCCAACAACATCAGTACCAATTAAACGCATCACGCTATTGGCTGTAGATGTAGCGGTAGCTTTAATAATAGTTTTAGAAAT